TATGGGCGAAAGCGCTTTAGCTTTTACAGAAAGAACAGAAGAAATCAGAAAATTTGGTGTTTCTATTCCTGTAACAGAAGAATTGTTAGCTGATGTATCAGCAGTACAAGGATATCTAGACAGTAGATTAAGAACAATGCTAGAACTTAGATTGTCCGATGTATTAATCGGGGGATCAGGATCAGCGCCAATTATTCGTGGTATCTTGAACAAATCAGGAATTAATACTTTTGATTACTCATCTTTCTCAGGAAGTCTAAAAAGAATTGGACAAATTTATCAAGCTATAACAGAAATCCGAAAGGACGCTTTTGTAGAGCCTGACGCAATTCTTATGCACCCTTCAGATTGGTACGATGTAGTAACAGAAACTAACGCCGTTACAACTTCAGGCGCTTTACAACCATTGTTTGTTGGCGCAGGTATGTTCAATGGCGCACCTCAAGCAAGTATGTGGGGTGTACCTGTAGTTCCAACAACAGCTATTTCAGCAGGAACAGCTTTAGTTGGTGCTTTTGGTGGCGGACAAGCAGTTCACATAGTGTCAAGACAGGG